ATGGTGAACATCTTTTTTGTCACCCTTTTTAACTAGACCTTTACGTTTCATAATACGTCTAGCTAAATTCCTATTTACACGTTTCTTCTTTCGTGCATCTGATTCATTAGCGTACTCTTTTTCATAGTTACGCTTAGACATCAAACCCCATATTTCTTACAGCACTTCTGCCTTTTTCTGTTTTAGCAAGTGCTTTAAGTCCTTTGTTTGGTAAGTTGTCTACTACAGCGGCTCCTGATGAAGCATATAAATGTCTTTTTCCACTTGCCATTCCACCGTAAGCCATACCTTTAGGTTTACCAACAGCTATGATAATAGCAAGTTTATTCTTTTTATCTTTCTTTTTAGCCATAGAACAATCCCCCTTTTCTCATATCTGTGTGTCCTTTTTTAGCTTTACTCTTAACTATATTGCCTTGAGTACCTTTCATCGCTGCTCTTGCAGCAGCAGAGCCTGTTCCACCAAACTTTGCCATGAGTCTTTTTCTATCCTCTTCACTAGAAGCAAAGATGTTACCCTTCAAACCAAATCCTACGTTACCACCTGCTGTGATGTTTGTTCTTTTTGGTTTGTCTGCAACTTTTTTCTTTTCTTGAAGTGCTTTTGTCTTAACCGTCTTAACGTTGATCTCTCTTAGTTTTTTGAGAGGAGTTTCTTTTTTCTTAACGTTTGTTAGAGGTTTTGTCTCTGCTTTCTTGTCAGTTGTAACCACATCTTTTTTCTTAGGCATAGATTTAACTTCTTCAGGACCTGTAAGTTGTCCTGCACCTAAAGCTGTTCCTATCGTTAAAGCAGTAATAGCTTTACCTTTATTACGAGTTAAGATATTACCTTGCTTTTTATCTTGTGGTTTTTTCTTTGCTTGAGTTTTAGATTTAGGTTTAGGCTTTGTTTGAGCTTGAACTTTAGGTTTAGTAGTCTGAACTTTAGGCTTTTGAAGCTTTTTAACTTGATTAAGTTTAGTTACGGTAGGAGCATTCTTAGCTTTTTTGCTATTTTTTGCTATTTGTTTAAAGCCTTGTTTCTTCAAAAAATTAAATACAGACCTAGAACCTGCTTGTAAAACAACACGACCTAGTTGCATGACTATAGGTACGAATACAGGCATTACATCTTCCTCATTTTTTTATCACGCATTCCTCTTTTTATCTTTGCCATTCCACCTTTGCCAACTCTACCCATCTTAGTCTTAATAGGCATTGGTTTCTTCTTTGGCATAGGAGATGACTTTCTTGTCTTTCCAGTCATGAAGTTTAGATAGTCTCTCAAAGATAATCCACTTTTATCTAAATCAGTTTTTGTGACTGCAGCTTTCTTTTTGCCATCTTTGCCCATGTAGTATAAAGACCCAGCTTTCTTTGCAGCTGCGATTGTTTTAAAATCTTTAAAAGTTTGTCCTTTAGTAGGTGCTCTACCTTTGATTGATTCAGTCTTTTTTGCAGTGCCTTCTGCTTTTAATCTTCCAGGTGACTTGCCTAGTGGTGCTTTTCCACCTAACGCACCAGGAGACTTTCCTCTTGCTGGTGTAGGTTTGTCTTTAAATTTTCTGCCTTTCACATAAGTGTCAAAGATTGAACCTAAAGTTCTCTGATTTCTTTTTCTTATGTCAGCTTTTCTTTTTTGTTCTTTCATAGCAGCAGGTGTCTTTTTAGGTGATTTGACATTAAGTTCGTCTAGTCCACCTGTCATCATCATCTGCTTTTTTCTTTGCTCTGCTCTTTTCTTTTGACCAAGGCGAACTTTCTGCATTTTTTCTCTGTATGATTCAGCCATTTAACATCTCCATCTTCTTCTAGCTTGTCTTAATCGGCTATTCGGGTTCTTTGCAGCTTTAGGGAATTTTTTCATCTGACCTGCACTTCTTGCACAAAAGGATTTTCTTCGTGCTGCTCTAGATTTAGATGGGTTCTTTTCTGTTACTGCTGTTTTTAATTTACTTCCCGGATTTTGCCTTCTATACTTAGCGACACCCTTTTTGGTCATCCCTGCACCACTTTTTGTGGGTCGCATATCTCCACTCTTCTGAGTGAATCCCTTTAGTCCTCCACGCTTTCTTTTCTTTTCTGCCATGTTGTTTTTAACTTTTCGCCTTCTAGTGTCATATCTAAGCATTTATAACTTTTAGGAAAATACATAGGCATATGAATAGGCATACCTTGTGCTATTTCGTAAGCTCTAGCTAGACATTTGTCGTGAGTTGGGTGAGGACTATATAAATCTTTTAATGTCACACACATATTTGGACTGCCTATTAGACAAGCCAACACAAATAATTCATACATCGTTTAACATTCCTTCAGCTTTCATCGCATTCTCTACGTGCTTCAGCGTATAACGTTCACCTGTCCTAGCTTCTATTGCAGCACGAGTGTAAAATACGGAACTGTGAGGAATATGTAGCTTATGTAAAGTATTTGTACGAATTGCATCGTAAAATGATTCTAAAATATTCTCTGGTGTATATAGTTTTACTGATTTTTTACTCATTGTCAAGAAACAATTTCATAGCACGGAAATTATTGGGATTAATCTTAGTTATACTTTATAGTTTAGTATCTAATATAGTTTTATCTGCTTAATAGTTTTACTATTAGTTTAACTACACATAATTATACTCGGTTTTTACTATCTTGTCAAGTAAAATATTTTACTGTGTGTTTGGACTGCCCAAAATGTAACGTTTTTTATATACTAATCTGCTGCATTTTAACAGTTAGTTAAGTGGTTAACACTAGAAATACCTAATCTGTGTATATCTCCATGATACGTACTACTAGATGGGGTGTACCCCCAGCCCCCCCATGCCAAAAAAGTGCTGTAACATAGCCAAAAAATAAAAATATTCTATTGATATTACTATAAATTATCTATTTTCTAATTACTGATAAGAAAACAGTATCTAATTATAGTTAAAATTGTCATAGTCTATGACATTTTTTATTGATAGTTACTAATTAAGAATATTAAAAGTATATCTATATATATTTTTTAAGCATAAAATAAAATATCTATATACATATTGTTTATATTAAGTTTTATGATGGATTTATTTATTATATTGACACTATCACATAATAGTATAAAATTTATATTGAAGCTTAAAAAGTTTCATAATTTTAATTTAACTAAACAGAAAAGGAAAATATAATGTTAAATTTATTTAAAAATAAAAAGTCTACAAAAAAGACAACAACTAAAAAATTATCAATAGTAAAACAAATTGATAAGCTTTCAAGTTTTGAAAATATATCAACTACTATTGAAAATGTAATAGCTAACCGTAAAAATACTTATAAGAGTTTTATTGACGGTTTACTTGGTGAATTAGCACTAGGTGATTTTGTTGAAAAGTTAGACATTGAAGCTTCTAAACAAAAAAACCGTAACAAGTTTAAACACGATCAATTAAGTAAAAAGGGTTTTGGTAAACATACCACTAACGATAAAAACCAAAGTACTTTTGAATATACGGTTTTTACAAGGCAAGAATTGAATATAAGAAAACAAGCAAATAAATATTCAAATTTATTTTACAACTATTGTTTAGAAAAAGAATTTACAAGTTTTGTTTATGCTTTTCAAAATTTTAGAAAAGATAATATTGAATTGTTTTCTAATAGTGAAAATTCTAAACAAGCTTCACATAAAAGAAAAACAACTAAACAAGCAAATTCTAAAAAAGAAGCTTCTAATGAATTATCAAATAAATCTTTAAGTTTAGAATTTGTATCAAATATAACTAATGAAAAAACTTTTAAGGATAAAAATTTAGAAACTTGTTTAAAAGACTGTTATTCATTTATGGAAATTTATTTCAATGAAAATGGTTTAGATTTTGAAAAGATTATCAAAAACAATAAATCTAATGAAATTGAAACTTTTAAAAAGATTTTCAAAATAGCATAAACTTAAAATACATATATTAAAATTAGCCTAGTTTTTACTAGGCTTTTTTTATGTCTTAAATTAATCTAAATATATTATTATAGCTATCATATTTTTTATGGTAGCTTTTTTTTGTCTTTAAAAAGTGTCATAGACTATGACGTTTTTCTTTTCCTATGCTCATAAGAGTCACAACTACGGTCATAACTAGAGAGGTCTTGAGCAGATCAACAGTAGTAAAATCCAGGAGTTGTTACATTTTTTGCAACTACGGTCATAACTAGAAGAGCATTCTGCAAGTATT